TATCTGAAGCAGCATCTGAATCAGCATCACCATAGCCATCACCTGTGTCTTGACCATCAGACTCCCAAGACTCTTCGCCCCAAGAGAATCCTTCAGCATTAGAATCCCACTCTTGAGTACCTAAGCCTGTTTCTTCTTGCATCTCTGCAACTGAGCCTTGGTCTCCATCCCAAGTGTAACCACCTGCTGATAGAGTATTGTCGTGAGATTCTGTAGAACCCCAGTTGTAGTTATCGTTGTGGAAGGTCTGCCCATTCTGTCTAGAAGTTAAGTCACCTTCTTGACCATAGTCTCTAGTACGGGCTGCTTCTTCTGTTGCTGCAGCTGCTTGTTCTGCTTCAATACGAGTAGTATATTTATTATTCCACTCATCTACTAATCTCTGTTGCCCTACTGTGTTCTTAGTTCCTCTCTGTAGACTCTCAAAACCTTTAATAGCGTAATCAAACTCTGGTGTTCCTACTTTGAAACCTGAAGCTTCTGCATAGTCACGTCCAGCACCTGAGTAGTTATCATTAATGTAGCTAGTGAAGTTACCTTGGTCATCAAAGCCTGTTGCATTTCTACCTAACATACCACCAGCCCAAGCACCTAAAGGACCACCAACTAAACCACCGAGAGTAGAACCTAGAGCACCATAATTATTATATCCTTGGGCATAGTCCATAGCTCCCATAATGCCTCCAGCATAAGGAACCTTACCAAAACTTAAGGCTTTGCTCATAATGCCTCTCTGAGAGAAGTCATCATTTAGCATACCTACATAAGGATTACCTGAGCGTGCTGCGGCATAATCAAATAAACTATTGCCTGTCATATTAGCTAGACCTAAGCCTTGATTGATTCCTGAAGTATCATAACCTGCAGCCCTTGCAAAACCTAAAGCATCTTTAGTCCAACTAGGAGTCTGTAATCCTTTACCATCATTAAATAACTTACTATCACCAAAGTTAAATGCTCTATCCTTAGTACCCCAATTAACACTCCCTAAACCTGTAGTGGCTGTAGTACCAAAGTCTTTATTGTAAGAGCTACCAAAAGTATCACTAAGAAAGTTACCTATGTTAGTACCTGCAGAATCAAACATACCTGCAGTACCTGAGCCTACAGAGAAGTTATTACCTACTCTATTACCGAAGAAGTCAAACTCCTGTCCACCAGTAACTCCCATATTAGGAGCTGTAGGAGAAGGTGCTCTATAAGTATTGTTAACAGGATTAAGTATTGGCTGTGAACTATAATCTACTACCTGTCTTCCAGCTACAGGACCACTCTGTCCACTATAAGGATTGGAACCTAAACCAAAGTTCCCTATCTCAGCTACACCACCAGTATTACTAACAGAAGACATATCACTACCACCTAATATCTTAGCTAAATCAACTAAGTTAGTATTAGTATTGACACCAGCATTACCTAGATTGAGTTGCTCCATCGCCTCCTCTGTATTATCAGCGAAGGACTCAACGTGTGCTCCTGGGTTAAAGGTAGCTTCTGCAGCAGCGAAGGGGTTAGTGATAGACATATGTTATGTCAGGTCTAAGTCAATAGTACAGAACATATAGGCACCATCAGATACACATCTGACTAAGTCAAACTTATTGGCACCTGAAGTAATAGTAGGATTGTTACCACCATTGAAACTAAAGTTAGAACTGAATGCAATATCATATGCACCTTGGTTCTTAATGATGAAGTCAGCCTTAGCCCCTGCAGTCTGGTTAGAGACATCTAAAGTATAACCATCACCTTGTACATTAACGATGAATGTATCTGTATTCAGAAGGTTAGCTGTCTGACTAGAAGCTAAAGCAATAGTCTCAGAAGCCGTAGAATGAGCTTTAGTGAATGTTTGTGGTGTATCTAATGTAACTACTGTCTCACCACCTACGGTAGCTGTAGTAGCCGTTAATAGATTACATACAAAGTTCTCTGCTGCATCACCACTAACATCTGCCTTAGAGTTGACTGCAGTTCTAACCGCTGTAAATTCAGTATCAAAGTCAGCTCCTGATATTACCTTAGCTGCATCAGTGTCTGCTAGTGCATCCTTACCTGACCAACCAACTGCTATTGTATAATTACTCATCGTGTTTTCCCGTGTTTAAATAATAGAGCTAATGATTGAAGGGAAGCCTTATACCCTTTAGTTACACCATCCATCTCAATTCTAAGATACTTAGCTGAACCTGATAATGGTATAGAGTGTTCTTTCAATCCGTGGATAGGAGCATACTTAGCTGCACCATATAACGAAGTAGCACCACCCCATAAATAAGGGATGCCACTAAGTGAAGGATTAAGTTTAAATGTTGGTGATAGCTTAGGTGCTAACTCAAAGTCCTTATAGATACGTAAGCCGATATCAGTACCCTGACCACCAGAGATAACCATAATCAATCTCTTTAAGATAGATGCTCTCTCTAGCTCTGGACTCAATGACATCCATACAGTAGATAGACTACCAGTATAAGGATTATCTACATAGACATTAGACCCTGAGTAATCAGAATCATAGTAACCTTCATAACTAGCCACCCTACCTGAGTGTTGTCCTACTAATAGACCATAGTCTTCTGAGTAGATTAAACTAGCAGGATGCCTGTCTTCAGAGAAGGTCCACTTAGTTACCCTAGGTACTTCTCTATCTTCAGTTGAATATTGAATGTCGAATACATAAGTTACATTCCTATCTACAAAAGATAATAAGTATAAACCTTCTGCATAATAATAAGCTGACTTAACATTCTTAGAGGCTTTTACGTGAGAGATAATCTCATCTTTAACTGTGACAGATATATCTTTTAAAGGTAACTTATCTGATTCCGCAGTTCTAATTAAAGAACGTACACCTGTGTCAGACAAGAAGTATAAATCATTACCGATAGCCTGGATAGAATCTCTAGAGATACAACCTACACCACGAATAACTTCATCTAGTGCCATATCTGTAGGCTCATCAGGGAAGTTATAGATTACAATATTCTCCTTACCGAAGATAACTAGCTTGCCCATATAAGGGTGAATAGCTACAATCTCATCGTGTCCCCATACAGTCTTTAAGTCGATACCCCCAGAAGAACCTGAGCCCCACTTGTGTGCATCTAAGAGGTCAGAGTAATATAGTACATCCTTCTCTTCTGTGATACCACCTGCCCATACTCTACCATAGTAACCAAGACCACAAGAAGGGTCGAAGGTTGTAACACCTGAAGGTGCGGTATAGCCTGAATTATTCTTCATCAGGTCCCAAGAACCTCCGTGGTAGTGTAGCATATCTACTCCACCTTGGAAGGCTATTAGTTCGTGGTTAAAGTTCTGGAATTGCCAGTCTGAAGTAGAACCTCCAGTGGCGTAAGCGGTACCGAAGGCATTATCTTTATCTGTGAGGTCTAACTCGTGGATATTACCTGAGATAGCACCAAAGATTTTATTGTTAGTGCCATCAAAGTGCTCTGCCATAGAGCCAATCTTAGCACCACCATTTAGGGACTTCTGCTTTAAGCCTTTACGGAAGGTAACTTTACCACCTTCAGTATATATAATATTATCTGCTTTAGTGAACCAAGTAGCTCCTAGTGCTGTAGGGTTAGTCTGTGAATCTAGTCCGTTGATACCAATAGTATCTAGAGGAGCGACATTTAAGACCTTACCATTAATCGACATACCAGTCTCTCTCATATTCCATATTAGAAGAGTCTAACTGTACTGCCATATTGAGTGCATCTCTAGCTTCTGCGGCTACACCTGATGATACTGTACCACCATCTTCACCACGTTCTGCGATAGCTCTAGCCCAGGCACCTAAGATTGTAGGTTGTGAGGGAGTACGTAAGACTTGTGCTGCTTCCTTTAGTTCTTTCTGTGCACCTACAATATTGAATGAGATAGTCTCTACACTATCAGGCACTGGATATAAGTCTACGTTGAAGTCAGGCTCTCTAGAGGTACTAGCTTGTGAGATACCATTGAAGGCATACTTAGTAGGTCTACCTGTAGCGATATTAGCTAGAGGGAATGTCTTAGTATTAATCCAATCGTTAGTTACTTGGTCTAATACTTGACCAGTCTCTTGACAGATAACATCTAGTACCTTGAAGGATACTCCTGCACCACGTAAGGCATCACCTAATGTGTACTGCATATTACCTGCTTTAGTCTTAACATTGAATGACTCTCTCAGAGCCTGCCAGTCGTGATAAGATTCCACTTGTTTCTTAGAATCATTAACTAACTCACCAATTAACTTTTGGTAGTCAGTAACTGTACTTGAATCGTAGAGGTCACCAGACCAATCTGAATCAATAGTATCTTCTCTTAGTCTACGTAAGACACTGTTGATTATTTCTCTATATGTCATTTAATCTCCTACTTCTGTTACACTAATGTAACACTTATGTATATATTATACCACACTTGTGGCTATTTGTCAAGTGTTAACTTGGCTGTTGTCAGCCTTATATTTATCTTTAGCTTTCTTATAGCCCTGTCTTCTTGTTATCCAAGGTACTGCTACATTCGTTATCAATAGGAACGCTAGGAAGCCATATAAGGCATCTTTTCCCCAAGAGGTAGCTACGAATGCCACTGCTTGTTCTTTCGTCTCTATATCGGCAACCTCGGGACTGTCAGGTACTATCTCATCGTATGCCATAGCAGTTGCTAAAGTAGCTACACCAGCAAGAGGATTAATAGCATAAGCAATACCTGCAGAAGCCCCTGACTTACCTAGGTTTCTTAGCTCTAATGAACTACAACTACTAAGTGATAGTGCTATGAATAGTATTAGTAATCGTATCATTTGTACCTCCTAATCGTATCATATTAGTATCCAATTGATTGGAAGAGTCCAAGGGTCGAAGAGGAAGAACCGTGCAGTGTTATCAGCAAGCTCTACCCATATCACTTCTTCTCCCTAATGATTCTATATATGTCACTTAACATCTTTTTAATCTCAGCCATATCAGTCTTGTAATCTTCTTTTAAGACGTAGTTAATAGGCATACTAGTCTGACAGTTAGTAATGTTATGCTCTAGCTTGTTTACTGTGTCTGCTAGTCTGCTCATAAACCAACCTAGCATTGCTATGATAACGCCTACTAGAGTTAGAAAGATATCTGATATTTCCATTCATATTCCTTGTTTTACTCAGCCTTAGCAGGCTCACTGTCTGCGACCTTTAAAGACTCAGTTAGCATATTCATAAAAGCATCTCTACCAATACTAAGTTGGTCGAGGTTGAACTGACTAGAACTCATCTTACGTTCTAAGTCTGCTACGTGATTAACATAAGCTAGTTGCT